TTGTACCAGCAGTATGGCATAATCAACAGTGGAATGCAGTGGAGAACCAGAGGTTCATTCGGATCTGGTGGCGATCTTTACTTCGGATGCCGCAAGATTCGCGGCAAGATGTACGATGGTCCGACTCCTTCGTTCTCTTCGCGAGATATCGAGTGGAACGGACAGATGTGGCGATCTCGATTTCCAGAGACATACCCTGCGAATATCAAGTTGCAACCACCATGCGAGTATTCCTTCGAGGAACCAGACTCGAACGAGTTCGCTATCAACATGCAGATCACCATGAGCGGGCGTCATGTCATCGCTTCGATGGATGGGGAGATGCTTCCCAGATCAGAACAGATTCACGTTCCGAATGTCGTGCAGTTCGAGGCATGGGCGCAGTTCACGATTATGGACCCAGTTGAGTGTCCGACCACCTATGAAGATGATGGTGGTGATTCAAGTATGGATGAGGTGATAGAATGATTGTTCAAGTATTAGCACTAACAGTTTGTTTGTATTCCAATGATAATCTTTTGAACGCGATTTGTAAGGTTGAATCCAACTGTGAAGAATCTGCTGTAGGGGATTCTGGAAATGCAATTGGACCTTATCAGATCTGGTATGTTTACTGGAAAGATGCTATTGATTATCGTCCTTCCATCGGTGGATCATACTCCGATTGTGTAAACAAGGAATATTCCGAGCAGATTATAAAAGCATATTGGGATCGGTATGCAAATGAAAATCGACTTGGAAGAAAAGTCACCGATGAGGATCGTGCTAGGATTCACAACGGCGGACCAAACGGATGGAAGAAGAAGTCTACTATTAAGTATTGGAATAAGGTAAAGAGTTTTATTCATGATCGAAACTCGCAACATCATTGACCATTATCATTATTGGAAGCACGATGCCATCCTTGCTGATCTCGACTCTAAGCGGAACAACTATTCTGTTCTGTGTTCAAATCTATATAACGATTTCAATATTAGCACTGTTGTGCGTAACGCTAATGCTTTTCTCGCCAGAGAAGTCATCATCTTCGGATCAAGAAAATGGGACAGACGAGGAGCAGTAGGAACCCATAAATACAGCAGACTTCGTTACTTCAAGGAAAATGAATACGATGAACTTGTCAGATATATTGATTCTTACACCGTGGTTTGTGTTGATAATGTTGAAGACGCTCGAACTATATCTTCATTTGAGTGGTCGAATGACATGCACACCCTCCTCGTCTTTGGACAAGAGCAAGTAGGAATCCCAGAAAAACTACTTGACTTGGCGGATGATGTGGTGTATATTCCGCAGTATGGTTCGGTTAGAAGTTTGAATGTAGGAACAGCATCTGGAATCGTGATGCACGATTACTGTTCTAAAGTTTGCCCCGTGGTGTAACGGTAGCACCGGAGATTTTGGTTCTCCTTGTCCTAGTTCGAATCTAGGCGGGGCAGTTTAAAAGGAGTTATTATGGCTAAGACTATTCGACCAAAGAACACAGACATCTCTCGTAAGGCTGGAAAGCCTCGTAAGTCAAAGAAGAATAAGTATGGAGTTCGCGGAAGGGGAAGAAAGAACTAGATTTTCTTTCCAGCGTAATAGTCACCTTCAAAGTAAGTTTGACCAGTGACTAGTCCGTTTGGAACGAAGAAAGTCTTACCTCTTAGTGTGACAGTGTGATAACCTACTGTGGTTTCTCCCTCTCTTGTTAATGATGGGCTTGGACTAGCCTGAATAGCCGCTTGAGCGGTAGTGTAAAGAGGGTAGTAACCATCGACTGAGATAGGTCCAGTGAATTCTGTTTTCGCTGGACCTATTCTTTCGCCTCTAAGTTTTCTAGACTTTGCTTCTTCGTAAGCGGCGTGAGTTGTACAGGGCATGAAGAATACAGTTCCATTCTCTGCCATTTGATGATACCCACTGCAACGATAGTAGGTTGCTCTCGCCAGTGCTTCAGTTTGTGTTTCGAATCTGTCCGCGTCTTTGTTGATCACCTGATCACGAATAATTCTCAATTCATCAAATTGCTTTTCGTTTGCATCTTTGATTGATTTTGGTACAAGTACATTCACGACAACTGGAGTTGTGAATATTGATTCTGGTACTACCTTCTTATCTAAGATGAGAACTTCTGATCCATCATCTCTGATGAGAATATCTTTTACTTTGTAAGAATCTTTGTTTGTGTTTCCAGAGAATTCCACATAGTAGTTCTTTTCTACACCAAGGTTCTTGAACGAATTTTCATTTTCTTCGCCAAATATATTTTTCACACCATAGGTTTTTGTTATATTTGTTACACTTGTTATCGTGATTTGAGGAATTCTAGAAAAATTCTTTGCTTCAAATCTGGTTATGTTGGAGGGAAGAGTGATCGTTTCATTGATTGCTTTTACAATGTTTCCGTTCACCACTCCCATAAAGGTGTATGTTCCAGATATATTCGTTTCTATGCTATTTGTTGGATCCTGATATAGTGCATCGCTCAGTGTAAATGTTTCACCTGGCTTCAGATCTTCCAGCACATGATTCAAATTGTGGAGAGTATCTTGGCTTTTACATGAACTGTAATCTATGAATAGGTTTGTGCCATCAAATACTACTGTTGGTTTACACTTTAAGAATGTTCTATTGGGAGTAATCTCTTCATTTGAATCAAAGAACTTCAACCCATAGACAACAGCGGAAGAAATCTTTATCAGATTATCTTTCGCCGTTGGCTTAGTGTTTTTAACAGGTCGAGTTGTTCTGTTTCTTATCATGAGGAGATGTAGTGAATGGTTTGGGTGCCGCTAGATGATCTTACATAGATTGTGTTTAGGTTACCCACTTCTAGGAAGACTGACTCGCCTGGATCTAGTGGATATCCATTATCATTTGATCTTGTAAGGGTTGATGATCCGACATAAACCACATCACTGTTGTTTGAAGATGCCTTTATTGTGACACCTGCACGAAGAACGACATTCGTTGCTAACTTTACTGCGCCGCTTGATGCGGAGATTCTTGATGTTCCTGCGGTGAATGTGCTAGGACGAGTGATCTGACTTACCTTGACGGATGCGTTTCCGTTTCGGATATCATCAGCAATTGTTGAGATTCCTGATGTGTTAGTCTTGATGTCTGTGAGACGAGAGTAAATGTCTCCAGTGGTTCCTAACTTGACAAGAATTGCAGAATCATCTATCGAGACTTCGTTACCAACACTTACGTTGAGTGCTGCTGTTGAGGTGACTTCAACTGCTCCATTGTTTTCACCACGAACTGTTACTGGAATACCATTCGATCCAGTGTAACCCTGAATCTTGAGAGGTGGTTCAGTTGAGTTTGTTACACCGATTGTCGCAGCGACGTTGAGTGTGAAGGTGACACCAGAGTTGACTAGGTTGACGTTGAGAGCGTCTCCAGAGTGTCCTAGAGTTGTTCCGTCTCCTGCGAAGAGTCGAGTCCATACCTTAGTTCCGCCGTCATAACCACGAACTGCCACAGTGTCAGTTCCTGACGAGAGAAACCTACCGCCAGTGATTCCTACTGTACCAGATACGGTAACGCTATCGACAGAAGAACTTAATTTCCTTCCACCTGTAACCATGACTGGATATATTCCAGCACTGATTCCAGAACCAGTTGAACCACCAAAACCAATGTACCAGTCTTCTGTGATGCCTTTGATTGGAACTGCTAGGTTATTTACGTTGACATTACCAGAAATTCCTACTGGATGACCACCAGATGTACCTTGAATGTAACCAGTTACTCCAACCAAACCACCGCTAGTTGTTCCTGCAACTGCAAGGTAGATTGCAGTATTTCCGCTTATAAGACTATTTCTGACGTAGAAATCGCCAGTTCCTCGAATATCTCCTGTAACTTCTACTGCTGAACCAGTGTTACCGTTGATCTGTACTGGTAGTGGATCTGCTGATGATACGCGAGTCGCGGTATCTTGATCGCCGAAAACTAGTTTGGTTATGCTAACATGAGCAGCGGTCAATCCTGTACCAGACGGTCCATAGTCCGTTGCGAATGTAGCCGTATTTCCATAGATTTCTAATGGAACATTACTTGCGGTATAGGGCATAGGTCATCTCCTGTGTATGATATATATAAAGGATTTTTGTTGAACTTTTTATAGTATGAGGTATAATTCACGCATGGTATTTACAGAACAAGAAAAGAAAAGATTTTGCAAGGCGATCGAGGATATGGTTGTTAACTCCAACATGTCCTACATTGATGCCGTTCTAGAGTGTTGTGAGAAGATGAGCCTTGAGCCAGAAACGGCAGGCAAGTTTCTCAATTCTCCCCTGAAGGAGAAGTTGTTCGTTGAGTTTCAGAACATCAATCTTTTGCCTAAGACAAAATCAAAACTTCCTATTTGACATCTAAGAATCATCTAGTATAATTATCACAGTGGTGGGGAGGTCCCACCGTTCTCAAGTGCGAGGGAGATCCTCGCGGAAAGGTAACGCATATGGGTTTTGCAGATCTAAAGAAGAACTCAAAGGGTTCACTGGAAGTCCTCCAGAAGAAGTTGGAAGAAACCAACAACAAGGACAATTACAAGGACGATCGGTTCTGGCGACCAGAACTCGATAAGTCTGGAAACGGTTATGCAGAGATTCGATTCTTGCCAGCCCCCGAGGGGGAGGATCTACCGTGGGTCAAGTTGTACTCCCACGCTTTCAAGGGACCTGGTGGTTGGTACATCGAAAACTCTCTTACTACCAAGAATCAGAAGGATCCTGTGTCGGAGATGAACAGCAATCTGTGGAATAGCGGATTGGATAGTGACAAGGACATCGCCCGCGAGCGTCGTCGCAAGTTGAACTACATCTCCAACATTTATGTGATTTCTGATCCTGCGAATCCTCAGAATGAGGGTAAGGTGTTCCTCTTCAAGTATGGTAAGAAGATCTTCGACAAGATCAACGAAGCCATGACTCCTGAGTTTCAGGATGAGGAAGCAGTCAATCCATTCAACCTCTGGACTGGTGCCAGTTTCAAGTTGAAGGTTCGCAAGGTAGCGGGATTCATCAACTACGACAAGTCTCACTTCGAGACTTCCTCGGTTCTCAACGAGAGCGATGAAGAACTCGAAAGGATTTGGAAGAGTGAGTATTCCCTTCAGGATCTCGTCGCAGACGATAAGTTCAAGTCATACGATGAACTTAAGAATCGTCTTCATCAAGTTCTTGGCGGTGACGAGCGTGCTCGATCCGTCGAAAACGAGACTGTTGAATCACAGACTGCTCCAGCAGTCACTTCAGCAGCATCAAGTGACGAGTCTGTTGAAGAAGAGAGTGCCCTGTCGTTCTTTGAACGACAACTGAATGATGATTGATAATCATTGTTCGAAAGAAAACCCCACCGAAAGGTGGGGTTTTTTTATTATCCCATTCTTTGTCGCCACTCTGGAACACTGAAGTTTTTATTGGCGAAGAATCTTTCAAACGATTTTGATCCAGAGCCCATATCTACTCCCGACTCTGATGTGTTTGTATTTGGCTGAGTTGGTCGATTTACTGTAAAATCATTTCCACCATAAGGCGCTTCTTTACTAGGATCTGTTTGTATCTTTTGTTGGTTGTTGGTTATGTTGTTTATTGTGTTGTTTGTTTTCTTCTCAAGAGCATTCACCGCTGCTGGTAAGTTCTGATTCTTAGTAACTGTTCCTTGCATGTTTTGTGTCTGGATGTTGTTATTTGTTTGGTTTGAGATATTGTTATTGGTATTCTCCGAATTCCCTCCACCGAATCCAAAGAAGTTACTTATAGAATTGAATTTTTTCTTTATAGATCCTACAGGATCTGTTATCATTTCTTTTGCATTTGAAACGTAGGAACTTGCGGCACTCTTCATTAGTCCGTGATAAGAACTTGCTGCTGTTTTTACAAATCCAGTTGCTGATTTAACTGCTCCAGATACAGCGGTCACAGCATTGTTTGCAATTGGATTCGCCATTGACATCATTGATTTTATAGGGGAAACCATTTCAGGACCTGCTTCACCGAGAAGTCCTAGTGTTGGTTTGGTGATCATACCACCAGCCTGAAACATAGGAACAACTCCACCTTGCTTTTCTATTCTTTCAACTATCTTTGTACTATCAACTTCTCTTTCC